ATCATCGGCTTTTCGGCCAACGAGGCCATCTCCATCGTCGAGAATGCCGGCCTGATGGGTCTGCCCATCCCCGCAGCCATCACCAAGGCCATCGACATCCTCAAGCAGCGGGCCGAGACGCCCGAGAAAGGCAAGGACTGACATGAAAAAGAAGATCTCCGCTGGCACTCTGATCCGTACCGCAGCGCTGGGCCTCGCCCTTGCAAATCAGCTGCTCAGCGCAGCGGGCAAGCCTTTGCTGCCCATCGACAACGCTCAGCTCGAGCAGATGATCTCCACCGGCTTCACCGTCGGTGCTGCGCTGGCCGCATGGTGGAAGAACAACAGCTTCACCGCTGCCGCCATCGAAGGCGACAAGCGGATGAACAGCCTGAAGAATCAGGTCCACTGAATGAAAGGAGCAACCGAACATGAATGAGTTTACGAGAAGTCTGCTGTACGTCGCCCTGCTGGTCTGCGTCCCCATCGTGACCGCCTGCATCTAGAAAGGCATTGCTGTGTTCATCGAGTTCATCGCGGCAAAGACCAACGACATCAAGGTGCAGCGCCTCGTCCGGGAAATTGGAAGTGCGGTGTCCGATGCCGTGGCCGCAATGAACCAGACCTACGTCAACGATTTGAAGACCGCCGGGACCTTCAAGGAGGCCGAACAGAAGGAAGCACTTATGAAGGCCGTGTCCGCCGCGCTGAAAAGCATGAGCAGCGACGCGCAGGACTACATCAATAGCAACTTCGGCAATACGACCCAGTACCTCAAAAACCGTATTGAGGCCCAGATCGACGCCAATCACGTCGCCGCCAAGCAGGCCGCTGCCCAGAATACGCTGAATCTGGGCTGAGTCAGCGCAAAGTCAGCGTAAAATGATAATCCCCCTGTACCATGACCCGTAAAGGGCTGGTGCAGGGGGATTTTTTGTTAGGGGTTGTAAAAAACAAGAAGATATGGTATAATTCTTGTTGAAGCCTCTAAAAAGAGAAAGACACCGTTCCAATTTGCACGTTGCGGTGTCTCTCTGTATCTGGCATTAGCCTATTTACTGTAAGCATTAAAACATTAGCGGAATAGCGGCCTACAACGTTTCCTGTTGACATTATACTAGAGGTTTCATTAAATGTCAAGCTTTCAGGGAATAAAAATGGCGTATTCCTTATAGGAAGGAGCCTTTTATGACTAATTATTCAGTCCCCACTCTCAGAAAATATGCGTATCTTGGAAATTTCAGCAGCTCCGTTCAGGAATTGGCCGATATGGCGCGTCCGGAACGTTGGAGCTACGCTGAAACACCCGGTACGCGGAAAAACATCATCTTAGAAAATTACGTCTACCATACGTTCAATCGTCTCCGGGCGCAGCAAAAAGCTAACCCCGAGCGCAATTACATATACGAAACGGACACGGAGATGTGCTTCAATACAGGTCTATTCACACCGAACTTTGAACCAATCTTTGTTCTGTTTGACAGAAACGACACTGAACGTCGGGCGAAATGGAAGCTCAGAGGATTTTATAAGGAATCCGCAGCAGAGCTTAGTCAGATTTCCCCCTTGCCGGAACGGGCAAGCTATTTTGACAGCATTTCGGATTTGATGTTTGACACCCGTCTCGAAATGCGTATCAATATCGACCACATTTTAGAAGACGAAAGGAATCGCAAGCGTATTCCAGAACAGTATAGGGATATGAGCAATCTCCCCATGTTGTTCCGGGCCGCATTGGATTACGCAAAAATTCGCGTAAAAGAAAACTATAAGGCGGCTGTGCCTCAGTATTATCACGGACGCATTCAGTTCTTGCTCCCTATTAGCTTGGGCGATCCTAAAAAGGTTGACTTATCGCTCGCAGTTGGTGCGCGTAATGGTGTTTACACAGGGCACACCTGTTTGACGCTGGATATGGCTTACAACAACGCTCGTCTCATCGCTAAGCCTGAAAGTGATTGGCTTATCGGCTCATAAGTCGAAGTTTCTCCCCCTTTGCACTCTATGTGCAGAGGGGGATTTTTTTGTTTGTTAGAACTTCATCTGCGCAAGTATATGCCTCATTTCTTCCGTTGCGGCTTGAATCTCACCGCAGAGCTGTTCAACCTCTGCGACGCAGCTGACCAAGTCAAGTGTCTTGATATGTTCGATTTTTCGCCCTATATCCGAGAATTTTTGTCCAACACGACCCAGCTGTTCTTCTGGAAAGTTCATACATCCACCGTTCTGTCCTTTTTCTCAAATCGATTTCACAACAATTATCTATTACTTAATTCATTGAAAATTTTGCCAAAAAGTCTCCATTTTCGATTTTGAGCCACCCAATGTTGCGGTTTTTGTTGCAGTTTTCTTCGCCCGGCTTAGAGCAAATAAGAAAAAATCCTACAAATCAGTCAAATTTTGACGTTGATTTGTAGGATTTTTGGAGCTACTGATCCGATTCGAACGGACGACCTGCTCATTACGAGGCTGTCAATATTTCCGATTTTATAACATATCTTCGTTAAAACAGAAACCACCTGCGCCACCTCTTGCGCCACCTCCCTTGCGCGGAAGGTGGCGCAGTTTTTGCGTATTTACCGGTCGCTTGCCGCCCGTCCGCCTCACTTCACACTCTTCCGCAGCCGCTCAAACTCAGCGTCGGCCTGAATGGCCTCCTTGGTAAAGCTGTTATTGAACCACCAGTTGACCAGCGCAGACACGGTGGTGAAGCCGGTGGAGATGAGCTGTTCGAGCTGGGCGCTCTCGATGGGCAGCACGGGCTTGCCTGCGGCGCTCAGAATCTGGTTGATGAGGGCCAGAGCCAGCACGGCGGTGCGGGCCAGGGTGGCGGCGGATACGGTGCGGGGAGTGGTGATATGTGCGTTCATGGGATGTCCTTTCTGAGCATCATTTCGACAGTGCTTCTCAAGTCCATGTATTATGCCTCCTTACTGCTTTTGCAGCGCCGCCTTTGCCCGGTCAAAGAAAAACTGGATGACCGCACCGATGGTCTCATCGGTGATGGCCCAGCTGATAAGCCTGCCGTATTTGCTGGTACTCAGGGCGGCCCGGAGCATCTTGACGACCCACGCCTTGCGCTCTGCGCCGCGCTTTGTCCCCTGGATCTCCTGCTCTGCCCGCTCGATGAGATCCAGCACCAGCGGCTTTACCGCTGCGCCGTAGCCCAGCCGAATGCAGCCCAGGGCGTAAAAGATAAAGCCGCCCAGCATGAGAACTGCCGCCACCGGGGCAGGGATAAGGTCAAAAAGCTTAGTTGCCAGTGCTACCATGATTGGTCACTCCTTTTAACAGATAGTTGTCGATGTCGGTGCGGCTCTTCTGCATTCCCTCGCGGTTGTTGCCGGAGAGCTGGGCGTCCAGCAGATTGCGCACCCCGTCGAGGGTCAGACGGCTCACCTCGTCGATTTCGTCGAAGCGGCGCAGATCGCGGGCAAGGGCTTGTGTGTGTTGGAGCTGGCCCTGCTCCAAGGCGCCGATGCGCTTGTCCAGCTCATCCAGACGCTTGTTCTGCGCGTTGTCCGGCTCCTGTGCCTTTTTGATGTACTTGTGGATGATTTCCAGCACCTTGTCGATGGTGATGGCTGCAGCACACAGGCTGCCCAGGATGCCCAGCACCCACAGCAAAGCTTCTTTTTCGGTCATTTGCCCTCCCGGAGACGGGTCAGGCCCTTCTTGCGGATGATTTTCGGATAGTTGAGGGTAGTGACGTTGAGGTCTACGTTGCCGGAGATGCCCGGCACGCTGCCCTTGCTGGTGTGTTGGTGGGCGTTGTAGTTAAACGTCACGTTGGGCGTCTTGCCGGTGTAGTCGGCAAGCCAGACGTCCCACCGAGAGGACAGCCGAGCCATGTCCAGCTCGTACTTGTAACCGGTGTAGGTGTACAGCTGGGCGTAAAAGCCCATTTTCTCCACCTTTTCCAGCGCGTAGGCGGTGAGGTTGGTGAGGTCGAGGGTGCTCATGGGCTTGAGCTTGTTTTCCTCCACGTCCACCGCCACCGGCAGGGTCAGTTCCTTGCCCCGCAGCGCCTGCCGCAGCAGGGCAAGCTCTGCGTCGGCCATCGCCTCACTGGTGGCATTGGTGTAGTAGTAGACGCCCACGTCCAGACCGGCAGCTTTGGCGTTGCGGTAGTTGGACTCAAAGGTGGGGTCGATATACAGGCCGTCTGCCCGCTTGGAGAGCTTGCGGTTGGTGCTCACCGCCCTGAGCATTGCTCCCTTGTAGCCCGCCGCTGCCACCTGCGCCCAGTCGATAAGGCCCTGATACCGGCTCACGTCGATGTACCGGTAGGGCGGGTCGCCCTCCCAGCCGACGACAGCCTCTGCCTTGGGGGCTTGGGGTGCAGGCTCAGGCCCGCCCGTGTCCCGCTCGTCCCCCGGGCCAAAGATGGCCCGCACCAGCTTTTCCAGCAGCTCCAGCAGCTTACCCATCGTAGTCCTCCCCCGTGATCTCCTTGTACCGCTCTGCAGTGATCTCGCCGTCGGCCACCCGCTTTGCCAGCTCCGCTTTGACTCCGGTATGGCGGCGTGCGGGCATCTCTGCCCACGTCTTTGTACCGGCGATGAGCCGGTTCGCCCAGATTTTATCCATTTTGAAATCCTCCTTACTTGTTGACGGCGGCATCCAGCTCGCACAGCGAGTCCTCGATAGCCGCCAGCCGCTTCTCTGATGTTGTATCCTGCTCACACATGGCGTCCTCGATCTCCGCCACGAGGCCGGGCAGCTCCCTGAGCTTCTGCTCCTCTTCCAGCTTCCGGTGGAGCTCTTTCAGGCTCTTTTCTGTTTTGTGCAGACTCATCCGATAACACCTCCGATCATGGTGATATTGCCGCCGACGCCGGAAGCTCCCCGGGTGATCGTCACCTTGTAGTTAAAGGCCGCTCCCTTGGCGGCGGTCTTGTTGGTAAAGGCGTGGTGTGCAAAGGCCCGGCTCTCGCCGCGCTGGATGTCGGTGCAGTTCTCCCACACGGGAGCATCGTCCCGTGCGTTATTGGTCATCTCCACGGTCAGGCTCATATCTGCCGGGAAACTGCCTTCGAGCGTCAGCGCCGCCACGGTGATGGTGTCGTCCGCCGTCAGGGGCTGGGCCAGCGAGAGGACAGCGCTTGTCACATTTTTGGTAAAGGTAGCGGTCCAGTCTGTCGAGGTCTTGCTGTCGTCCGCTTTCAGAACCAATGTGTTCTCCCCGTTGAGGATCTGCTGGAACAGGGCTTTCTCGCTCAGGCACTGTACCGTGAGTTCGGTGCCGGAGGCCACATTCTCGCAGACGGCCAGCGCCACGCCGTTCACCTTTTCGGTGATGGTCATGGGGTCTCCGTCGCCGTCGGTCACGGTGAAGGGCAGTGCAAACGGCTCGTTTTTCTCGCCCAGTGCCACGCCGCTCTCACCCACATCGGAAGCGATTTCCGGCGGCTGGTTTGCCGAGGCGAAGCCGTCCTTGTCGATGTACAGCGTTTCCGGCAGGGTGAAGCAGGGGAGGTAGCCGTAAGAAGCGCCGTAAGTGCCTTCGGCAGTCGAAAGACTAGAGCCGCTTGCGGAAGCTATGTATTTTCCGTTGGCATAGCCATAAATAGTTGACCCATCCATCGAACTAGGATACGTAAGGGTCTTAGATGGACTTCTCGTCCAGATGCCGCTTCCGTAGCGGGTTCGAATACTGCTGATTCTGCTGATTGCAGCTGAGGAAAGCGCAGAACCGTCGGAGAAGCCTGAGACCCCGACTTCCGTTGCCGAAACAGGGAAAAAGCTCGACTCGTATGTGCCACGGTGAAGTACTGTTCCAGTCGGCGTGCCATTAGGTAAAACAGATATACTAGCATATTGACCGGAATATTTTGTCGTGCCAATCAAGCCCCGCACTTCGTCTGAAAACTTATTCACATAGGTTCTTTTATACCAAGTGGCCTCATTATTGCTATCGGGCGTGTAAGTATTCTTCTCGGACGTAGTATGTGTCCCGCTCGTCGCCGGGCTCTCCCGGCAAAACAGCGTCCGTCCCTTGCCGTTCAGGCCGCTCTCGTAGTTGTGGGCCAGCACGTAAAACTTGACTTTGGTGCTGCCTTCCATCAGGTATACAAAGCCATCGCCAATGGCTAAGTCTTTGATCTGCATATTTCTGATCCTCCTTCCTCTCAAAACTCCACCCGGCTCGCCGCCTTGTTCCACACACCCGTCAGCTCCACGCCGTCAAGCGTGTCAAAGGCCGAAACAAAGCTGATACCGCTTACATCTGTGCCATGCACTATCTCCAACAGCTTGATGCGCACACCGGTGGCCGCTGCGTCCGCTGCCGCGCCGGAGATGGTGAGAGTAGGATCCACCCTCACGCCGCTCCCCGCCACCGGCCCGGCCACCGCAGCGCCGCCCGCGTTGCCCAGCAGCGTTACCTGCACCCGGATGTCGCCGGAGGGCTTCGCCCTGGCGTAAAAGCGGACAAAGCCGTCTCGCGCCTCGCAGTAGGCCGGGCATCCTGCTTCCTGCGCCGCTGCGCCGTAGTTGTCCGGGTAGGATCCGAGAGCCGCATAGCCGGTCTTTGCTTCCGGCACCGGTGCGTCCTGCATCAGGGGCCACGTTCCTTCCGCTTTCTCCCAGCCCTCCGGCGTCAGGGTCACAAGCCGGCTTCCCCGGTATCCGGCCCCGTCGCCTGCCAGCCCCGGATACAGCACCTCACCAGCGCTGTTATAGATCGGTTCACTCATTCTTTTACCTCCGCCTTTGCCGTGACGACCACATTTCCGGTCACGGCCTCGATGTTCACGCAGCTCTCTTCGGCGTTCCACGTACTTCCGGTAACGTCCTCGCTGCCCATCTTCACGCTCACCTCGGTCAGGGTGTACCCGCTCTCGGCGGTCAGGGCGGCTTTGTAGGCCCGGCCCTTCGCCACCACGACGGCGGTCTGGTCGGTGGTCACATGGCTCAGCCGGTTCACCACGCTGCACCACACCAGCGCCTGGCTCACCGTCACGCTGCATTCGGCCTTTACGCCGCCTGCCGTGGCGCTGATGAGCGCGCTGCCCTCGGCCAC